AGTCGTGTGGTCGTAAAGAAGGTGAAAGCCGTGGTACACCGTACTGTAGACCATCTAAACGAGTTTCTAGCAAAACTCCAAAAACTAGCGGGGAAATGACGAAGGCTGAGAAAAGCAAGCGTATAGCGCAGAAGAAGCGTTTAGGACAACCAGCGGGTAAGCCCAGACGGGTATCTCCGCTAAAGAGGCGTAAGAAATGACGACATCAGGCACCACAGCGTTCGATATGGACTTCACCGAGATAGCGGAGGAAGCATGGGAACGTGCGGGCCGCGAGATGCGTTCTGGCTACGACTTGCGCACTGCCAGACGATCCATGAATTTGATGACGATTGAGTGGCAAAACCGCGGCATCAATATGTGGACTATTGATTCTGGCACGATAAACCTAGTGCAGGGTACCACACAGTACACACTACCAGCAGATACTATTGATTTGCTAGAACACCAAATACGTACTAATAGTGGTAACACCTCGACACAATCTGATCTTACTATAAGCAGGATCAGTGTAAGTACGTACGCGTCTATACCTAACAAGTTAACACAAGGGCGTCCCATACAGCTCTATGTCGAACGTTTACGCGATGCACCGAAGGTAAATGTATGGCCTGTGCCCGACAACAACAATTACGTGCTATATTACTGGCGTATGCGTCGTATTCAGGACGCTGGGTCTGGGGTACAGACAGCAGATATGAACTTCCGTTTCTTCCCATGCCTTGTTGCTGGGTTAGCTTACCACATTGCTATGAAGGTTCCTGAACTAGCTGAACGTATACCAATGTTAAAAGCTGTGTACGACGAACAGTTCGAGATGGCTGCGGGCGAGGACCGAGAGAAAACAGCGGCACGGTTTGTGCCTAGAATAGGTAGGATTGCCTAATGACGACTAGGTTTGCATCAGCAAAGAAAGCGTTAGCGCTCTGCGATGTATGCGGGTTCCAGTACAAGCTACGGGAGCTAAAGAACCTATTTGTGAAAGGTCGAGATACGAATATAAAGGCTTGTCCTGAGTGTTGGAGTCCAGATCACCCACAGCTAAAGTTGGGTGAGTTTCCTGTTGATGACCCACAGGCTATACGCAATCCACGTCCCGATCAGAGTTTAGGGCCGTCTGGGGATACAAGTAGCCGTGGTATTCAGTGGGGTTGGAACCCTGTAGGTGGAGGGGATGACCCGTTTGGGCTTACCCCTAACAATTTAGTAGGTGCTGGTCAGGTTGGCCAAGTTACCGTAAGTATAACATAGGAGGTGCGCTATGCCCAAAGTTGGAAATAAGATGTTCGGATACGATGCAGCAGGTAAGAAAGCCGCCGCAAAGGAAGCAAAGAAGACAGGCCAGCCTATGCAAACGGCCTACAAAAAGGGTGGTAAAATCAAGGTACGCGGCACAGGCGCAGCGACCAAAGGTTTGTATGCACGGGGGCCAATGGCATAAGCTATGAACTATACCGAGCTGAAAACTAACATCGAAGACATCTGTGAAAACTCGTTTACAGATGACCAGCTCGCTATGTTCACACAGCAGGCTGAACAGAAAATATACAACACAGTGCAGATACCTGCGCTGCGTAAGAACGTGACGGGTACGTTAAGCACTAACAACAATTACCTGTCCACCCCCTCTGACTTCTTGTGGTCGTATTCTCTCGCTGTTGTAGACGGTAGCGGGAACTACCACTTCTTACTGAACAAAGACGTTAACTTCATGCGGGAAGCCTACCCTAACCCTACTGCTACAGGGTTACCAAAGCATTACGCGTATTTTGACGATAACACTTTTATCGTTGGGCCTACCCCCGACGCAGGGTACACCTCGGAGCTTCATTATGGATATTATCCTCAATCAATCGTTACTGCTAACACTACATGGCTTGGGGACGAGTTTGATTCTGCTCTACTCAATGGTGCGCTAATTGAAGCTATACGCTTTATGAAGGGTGAACCAGATATTGTTGCAATGTACGAGAAGATGTATTTGCAATCTATTGCGTTGCTTAAAACTTTGGGTGACGGCAAACTACGTGAAGACGCATATCGCTCGGGGCAGTTCCGAGTGCCAGTAAGTTAAGGAGACAGAAATGGCAATTACACAAGCAATGTGCACATCTTTCAAAGTCGCTCTATTAGACGGCGAGATGGATTTCAGTGCAGACACATCACAAACTTTTAAGATCGCTTTGTATACAAGTTCGGCTACATTAAGTGCAGCTACAACAGCGTATGCAACTACAAATGAAGTTAGTAGTTCAGGTACTAATTATACCGCAGGAGGTAACACACTTACCATCTCGGCAAATCCTGCATCAACAGGTACTACGGCGTTCTTGGACTTCGCAGATACTACGTGGACTGACGCTACGATTACAGCTCGGGGCGCACTAATCTACAAAGTCGGTGGCACTAACCCCGCCGTTGCTGTGCTGGACTTTGGTGCGGATAAAACTTCTACAGCGGGTGACTTTCAAGTTCAGTTCCCCACAGCGGACGCTACAAACGCTATTGTACGTATCGCTACTCCGTAAGGTGGCTAGATGCCGTCTTCTGTAGAATATATTGGTTGGGGTTCGGGTGCTTGGGGCCAAACGGCTTGGGGCACTGACCTAACTATTGTCTACGTTGACGGCGTAGCCGCAGAAGGCGTTATTGGGACTGCTGTCGCTGACGCTGAAGCCAATGTAGCGGTCACAGGCGTAGAAGCAGATGGACATGTAAACGTCGTAGGCATCGACGCTGAAGCGGATGTCCTTGTTCAAGCGGTTCGCGCAGTAGGCTCAATAGGTACAGTCACGGTTAGTGCTGCTGCAGAGATACCAGTAACCGGAGTAGAAGCCGATGGTGCTATAGGGACAGTATTTGTCGCTGTAGATATGACTGTCTTTGCTACGGGTGTAGAAGCAGATGGTGAAATCGGTACAGTATCGGTTGACGCGGAAGCTAATGTGGCCGTTACAGGCGTACAAGCAGATGGTGGAATCGGTACAGTATCGGTTGACGCTGAAGCTAATGTAGCTGTTACAGGTATAGAAGCTGACGGCGTATTAGGGACAGTTACTGCTACTGCGGCGGCTAACATCTTCCCAACAGGCGTAGAGGCTGACGGTGAGATTGGCGATGCTACTGTAGACGCCGAAGCTAATATTCCCGTTACGGGCGTAGAAGCTGATGGTGCTATAGGCACTGTTACCATGACTGGTATAGCTAACGTGTCACCCACAGGCGTGGAAGCTGATGGCGAAATAGGTGATGTATTTATCGGGCTTGGAATTGTAGTTTCAGTTACGGGATTGCAAGGGAACGCAGAACTTGGTACTGTAGTCGTATCAGCTAACGCAGATATATCTGTTACAGGGCTTGCAGCTACGGGAATTATTGGCTTCGCTAACGTATGGGGCGAGGTTGATGACAACCAAACACCTAATTGGACACCTATCGCCAGTACGCAATCTCCTTCGTGGGGCGACGTATCTGAAACACAAACTCCAAACTGGCAAGATATAGCCGCATGAGGACTGAAACATGACAACGCAATACTCACCGATACTTAAACTTGCTCTGCCAGTTCAGGGTGAACTTAGCGGCACATGGGGTGACGTGGTTAACGACAATATCACGTCGATGGTTGAACAGGCTATCGCGGGACGTGCGGTTATTAATACGTGGACTACAAACTCACACACGCTCACTAGCGCCAACGGTACGACCTCAGAATCACGTTGCGCTATGTTGGAGCTTACCGATACGGGTACAGCGTTGTCTGGCGCGGGTACAGTTGTGTGTCCTACGGCGTCTAAAATTTATATCGTAAAGAACGCGGCTGGACAGAACATTACAGTAAAAACTTCTGGTGGTACGGGCATCCTTGTCCCTGATGGGCGCACTACGTTTTTGTTCTGTGATGGCACAAATGTCGTTGAGGCGCTTACACATACCACATCTCTGCAGTTGGGTACGAGCACAACAGTCACAGCGGTACTTGATGAGGACAACATGGCGTCTGACAGCGCCACATCCTTGGCTACACAGCAGTCTATCAAGGCTTATGTAGACGCGCAGGTAGGCGCTAATAACGAGTTGTCTGAAGTTCTAGCCAACGGCAACACGTCCGGTGCCAATGACATTATCGTCGATAACGGTCAGAAAATTACTACAAACACCATCGACGAGACTACAGCAGGCTCCGGTGTTACGATTGACAGCGTATTGCTCAAGGATGATGGCGTCAATGCGACGAACCTAGAAGTAACAAACATCAAAGCGAACGACGGCACAGTGGCAGGTTCTATTGCAGACAGCACAGGTGTAGTTACAGTAGCGTCCGCGGTTCTTACAACAGCCGACATTAACGGCGGTACAGCAGATGGCGTAGTTATTGGCGGTACAACCCCTGCAGCGGCTACAGTTACCACAGCTACAGCAAACACAAGCCT